CGCCGAAGCGGTCAAGCTGGAATGGCACGGCGAATTGCCGATCGATGAGCGCGATTGGAGCGTCGGCCTGATCGTCGGGCCATCGGGCTCGGGCAAGTCGACGATCCTGCGCAGCGTGTTCGGCGCAATGCCGTCGCTGATCTGGGGCAAGCCGAGCGTGGTCGACGATTTCGACAACACGCTGTCGATGAAAGAGATTGCCGCGACCTGTCAGGCGGTCGGCTTCAACACCATACCGGCATGGCTGCGGCCTCACGCCGTGTTGTCGAACGGCGAACAGTTCCGCGTCGATCTCGCGCGGCGCATCCTCGAGATCGAGGGCGCCATCATCGTCGACGAGTTCACCTCGGTCGTTGATCGCCAAGTCGCCCAGATCGGCGCGCATGCCGTCCAGAAGATCGTGCGACGCACCGGCAAAAAGTTCGTAGCGGCCTCGTGCCATTACGACATCGTCGAGTGGCTGCAGCCCGATTGGGTGCTTGAGCCCGCGACGATGACTTTCCAATGGAGGTCGGTTCAACGACGACCAGCCGTGGCGGTCGAGTTACGGCGCGTCGACATCCGCACGTGGGAGCTATTCGCTCCGTTTCACTATCTGACGCGCGAGCTCCACCGCTCGGCGGCCTGCTGGTGCTTGTTCGTCGACGAGCGCCCGACCGCGTTCGCGGGCGTGCTGCACCGGCCGCACCGGGCGCGGCATGACATCAAGGGCGTGTCGCGGCTCGTCACGCTGCCCGACTGGCAGGGGCTCGGTCTCGCGCTCGCGCTGGTCGACAAGCTGGGCGGGCTCTATCGCGCGGCCGGGCTTGAGTTGCGCACATACCCCGCGCACCCGGCGCTGATCCGATCCTTCGATCACTCGCCCGTGTGGAAGCTGGAGAGCAAGCCGGGCCTCAAGGGCAACGTGTCGCGCTCGGCGCTCGGCCAGGGCGGCACGATGGGCGGCAGGCCCAACGCGGTGTTCTCCTACTGCGGCGAGCGCTCGACGCCGGCCGAGGCGGTCGCAGCGGGCCTTATGACCGCTGCGGAAGCTGCGGCTTGAGCGAGATCAACTTGACGTGAATACCGGCGAGCATTTGCCGGGGCGTGAACAGCGCGAGCGCATCGGGGCCAACCTTCTCGGCTACTGAAAATTCCAGCCTGACGATGCTGCCGTAAAGTCGAGCGCCCGAGTAGCCGTTCGAAAGCGTGACCTTGCGGCCGACAAAAAGCGTCCGTTCGTTGTAGCGCTTGCCCAGCTTGCGCCATTCGATGCTCTTGCGGCCCTCGACAAAGGCGCGGAAGTATTCGGCTTTCAGTGGCAGAAAAAGCGGGGGCGTCTTGTCCATTGTCGGCAACACCATGTTGTGAGGGGACGGCACCATGCCACGACGCAAGGCGAAAACGCCAGCGGTTGTTGCCAAGCTGCGGGGCAATCCGGGCCATCGGGTGATCCCCGACGAGCCGCCCGGCGTCGGCGATCTCTGGGCCTGCCCGGATGATTTCGATGACGAGCAGCGGGCCGCGTGGCGCTACGCGGTCGACCACGCGCCCATCGGGCTGCTGTCGGGCACTGATCGCGATGTGATGATCGTGTGGGTGCTGGCGAACGTCGAGCATCGCCGGGCCGCGCGCGAGGTCGCACGCTTGGGGCAAGTCGTGCAGCGCAGCGACGGCTCGGTCGGGATCAACCCGTATATGCGCGTGATGAACGCCCAAGCGCAGATCATCTTGCGCACGTGCGCCGAGATCGGGTTCTCGCCAGCGTCGCGCGCGCATCTTGGGGCAGCGTCGCAGCAACTCCCGCCGGGCGCTCGGGGCTCGCTGATCGAGGGCGACTTAGCGGCGTATCTCGACGAGAAGCCCGACAAGCTCAACTGAAAGGACTGTCGACATGGATCGAGCAAAAAAGCGACGCGCCGCGCCGAGCCTTCGCACGGCCGGCTTCTATCGTCCCAAGCCCAACCCGCGCTCGACCTCGCCGGACGGCAGCAGCCCGTTCGTGTGGCCGCGCAACGGCAACGAGCTTGCCCAGACGCTGCAGAGCTTCGCCGATCAGTGCTACGTCGGCATGCTCGACCCGCGCACCGCCGTCGAGCTGGATCGCACGATCACGATTGCGCAGCCCAATCACGAGGGCAGCCCGTGGGGCGTCAACGGCAACTATGGCAAGGTGAATTGGGTCGGCCCGGTCGGCGACGACATGCTCGTCTATCGCGGCACCAAGGGCTGCGGCAATCGCAATCTGGTGATCGAGAAGTTGAGCTTGTTCGGCAACGGCTACATGGGCCGGCCGTGCGGTGATTGCCTCAAGCTCTATGCGCCCGAGGGCGACCCCGGCTGCATTTACAAGTTCACCATGCGCGATCTCTACTTGAGCTATGGCGCGCGCGGTCTCGTGTTCCAAGGCGCGGTGTTCGAAGGCATGGGCGAGAACATCCACAGCGAAAACCATCAGGGCGACGGCATCGCCATGGAACACACCTACACCGAGGGCGAGCATCAGGGCATCGTGAGCAACGTCATGTTGATCCACCCGAACAGCAGCCGAAATCTCGGCGCAGGCATTCGCGCGGTCAATTCGTGCAATCTCATTCTGGGCAGCTTCATCCTGAACGCCGAGGGCGGCGTCGTTGCCCCGGACGGCCTGCGCTACGCTGCAGCGTGCAACGGCGAGAACACCGGGGAGAGTGTCTTTGTCGTGCCGTATGCCGGCTGGGGCTCCGAGGTCGCGTCCAACTCGGGCTCGACGAACGGCGAGACGGTCGCCAGCAAATGGGAAAACGACGGCTGGGTGCCGGTCGGCAAAGTCGCCAAGTTCCTGCTCGACAACAGCGCGCGCGACGTGCCCCAGCATCACAACAGCATGGCCAACTACGGCAAGCCGACAGTGCCCCCGAGCGACGTGCTCAAGCCCTGACAGCAGCCCAAAAAAAAGCCCCCGCGAGGGGGCTTTGAGTTGAGGGGGCGAGCTTACTTGATCATGTAAATCTGGCCGCCCCGATCAGTGTTGAAATCGCCGTCGACGATCTCGTGCGACTTGCGGACTTGATCGCGCACGAGCGCGCGGACTTGCGCTTTCGGCGACTGATGGGGCGCGTCGCCCTTCGACTTGATCTTGAGCTTGTCGGCGATCTCGCTGTATGTCGCGCCCTTCACGGACTTCAACAGAGCGATCATGTCGGAGACGAGCTTCGGATCGACTTTCGCGCGCGGGGCGCGCTTCGTCTTGGCCTTCGCCTTCGCGGCGACTTTCTTCGTCGCGACTTTCTTCACAGCGGCCTTGGGGGCGGCAGCGACGGGGGCGGGCTTCGTCGTGTCAGTCTTGGTAGCCATCGGTCAGTTCCTTCTGTGGTGTTAATCAACGCAACAGCGCGTTGACGAGCACTCAATATGCAGGAGACGGCGTAAGCCGTCGGCACCCATCCCATGAAACCTGTCCGCAAAATGTCGCACTTAAAACGCACGCCGGCTTACGGGAGACGGAAACCCAGCGTTGCAGAGCGCGCGGGACAAGACGAAGTGACGAGTTGGGCGCGTGCGGTTGTCGCTGGTGAGATCGTCGCGTGTCGCTATATCCGGCTCGCCTGCGAGCGACATTTGCGCGACTTGATCGATGGGCCAGCGCGCGGATTGAAATGGGACAGCGCAGCGGCTCGACATCGCATCGCGTTCTATCCGCGATTTTTGCGCCACTCAAAAGGCGAGTGGGGCGGCAAGCCGGTGCACCTGTCGGGCTGGCAAAAGTTTTCAATCGGCAGCGTGTTCGGCTGGAAGCGTGCCGATGGCACTCGGCGCTTTCGCTACGTCTACGAGGAAGTGCCGCGCAAAAATGGCAAGTCGACCAAGCTGGCGGGCGTCGGGCTCGACATGCTGGTGTGCGACGGCGAGCCGGGCGGCGAGGTCTACGCGGCAGCGACGAAGCGCGAGCAAGCGCGCATCATCTTTGACGAAGCCAAGCGCATGGTCGCGGCATCGCCGACGCTGCGCAACGCCGTGGCGCGCTTCAAGCTCAATCTCAGCATCGAGCACACGTCGTCGAAATTCGAGCCGCTGTCGTCCGACAGTCGCACGTCGGACGGGCTCAATCCGCATTGCGTGCTGATCGATGAACTGCACAAGCACCGCTCGCGCGCTCTGCTCGACGTGCTCGACACGGCGCTGGGCGCCCGCCGGCAACCGCTGTTGTGGATCATCACGACGGCGGGCGACGATGATCCCGAAAGCGTCTACGCGCAGGAGAACGACTACGCCATCAAGGTGCTGGAAGGCACGGTGCTCGACGATGCGTGCTTCGCGTTCATCGCCACCATCGACAAAGACGACAAGTGGGACGATCCCATCGCGTGGGCCAAAGCCAACCCCAACCTCGGCATATCGGTGAAGCTCGACGACCTCGAACGACAGGCGCTCAAGGCGTCGCGCTCGCCCGGTGCGCTGGCCGCGTTCAAGCGACTGCGGCTCAACGTGCGCTCGCCGATGACCGAGCGCGCAATCGACATGGACGTGTGGAATGAGAACACGCGCGGGCCGTTCGATCAGGACAAGCTCGACCGCTGCAACGTGTGGGGCGGGCTCGACATCAGCAGCAAGATCGACATTTCGGCATTTGTGAAACTCTACGAGGCAGACGATGGCGGCATCATGCGCGTGGCGTGCCGCTTCTGGATGCCGAGCGACACCATCGAGGAACGCGCCGACCGCGACCGCATGCCGTATCGCCAGTGGGTCGACGAGGGCTGGATCGAGGTCACGCCGGGCAACGTCATCGATCACGGCGTGATCCGCGACGCCATCCTGGCCGATGCCAAGCGGCTCGACATTCAATCGATCGGGTTCGACCCGTGGAACGCAACGCAA